GAGAGGGAGACATACCAAGCCCATTGGTATCCTCGCCTTTTTTGGCTGGCCTAATTCCAATTTGCGGCTTTTCTTTTCTCATAAATGGCTTTGCCCTTTTCATAAAACTCCGGCTTGTTGTGATGTTTGATTAGATCATCCGGCTTCCCGCCTGTAAATAAGGGGTTTTCGTGCTTGAAGTGAATATGTTTGGCCTCGATAACCACTCCCTCGGCATAGGCTCTTTCGGTGAATTCGTTATCGGAATAGATGCCGTCACTCTCTTGGTAGTCGGGGTGGAACATAAATCCACCCTGTTGCTCAAGCCTCTTTTGCGTTAAAATCGCCATACAAAGGAGCTTGTCGGTTCGGAAGCCATCAGATATTGCCAACACCTTTGCCTCGTTTGTAGCCCCAATAGCGGTCGAAATTAGGGCATCCCAGTGCCTCGGCGGGCTCCAATCATCGCTCATTTGAATCAAAATATCGCCCTTGGCCTGTTTTGCCCCATAGTTCCAAGCGTTCACAATCCCGCCGGGGTTGGCTCTTAATGCCTGATGGGGGGTGTAATCAATCGGGTCATCGTGATCTACGCAGAAAATCCATTCAACCTCCATGGGGTCTTTGGCTAGGCAGAGCCATTGGTGTCTCCTTTGCCAAGCTACCTGCGGCCTGCCCTTTGTGGCGTGAATGATTGAGATTTTGGGTGTAGGTCGAGCCTTTTTTATCTTTTCAGCCTCCTCCTTTTTTCCAACGCAAACAGAGGCGGTTTCGTAAATGTCCATAGATTGCCATTGGTAAATGGCTTCGACAAGGTTCCAATAATGCTGGGTGGGTCTTGGCAGGCTCATCGCCGCCCTTGCCGCCCCCCAAGCCTTAGCCCATAAGCCTCTAGCAGAATATTCAACCGCAAGCCAATAATGGGCTTCCCTCCTATCCGGCTGAATGGCTACGGCCTCTCCAAGCCATTTCAGCTTCTCCTCATTTGTCGGGGCGCATCGTCCCATGTTGCATAGAACATCGTAGCGCAAGGTGTCCTCAAGCTCTGGGAACTGAATTGCCAGCTTGCCGTATTTCAGGCATTCTGCCCAATTCTGCGTTAAAAAGTGTTCTTGTTGGGTATAATAAAGGGCGTTGGGGGTTGGCTCTAGGGTGTCTTTGAGGATTGCAAAGTTCCTGTCGGCGGAGGTTTTTTTATAGCCTTTTGGTCTATGAACCCTAACCACCTTATCTACCCCAAAAATCTTTGTCTGATCCTCGGCCACAAGCATTTCGTGAACCCTGTTCTTCCATCTGCATTTTCCTTTTAGGCTCACAACCTCTCTTAGTGGGATGAGGCCAGCGTTCTCCACCCAATATCTAAAAGCGATAAGCTGTGCGTCCCTTTCTTCTGCCTTCGTTATAGCTTCATCAATTACCGCCTCTGCCCCCGGTTGCATCTCATCATCGGCATCCACCCACATTGCCCACTTCTCCGAACAGGCATCCAAAGCCGTGTTCCTTGCCGTGGCGAAGTCATCTATATGAGGCCAATCCGTTCTTTGATTCTTATAATGAACAACTCTAGCACCGTGAGCCAGTGCAACTTTTTCCTCTTCGGTTGTCGGATTGCTCCCCCCAGCCAAGCAAACAACAAACTCCTTCGCAATGGGCTTGAAGGAGCTAAGGCATCTTTCGAGATATTCGGCTTCATTGCCGCCACAAATAAGGTAAACAGACAGAGGATTTCTCATAAAGGATTTCAAGATGGGATTTATGTCAATTCATAAAAGAAAGAGGGGCTAGAGTTTTTTAGGCTCTAGCCCCTCGGAGGAACCACACAATCTATATTTTAGCTTGCCGAGTAGTCGGTGGTGATACGAACCGCCGCATTGGGGTCGATCACAACTTCGTCCGTGTTCATGCGAACCCGCAGAACATTGGAACGGCGAGCCTCATCGCGATAGCTCTCGGAGACGAATCCGGCCGCATCAGCCGCCCAAACCAAGGTGCGTCCGATACCACCAGCGGTGAACTCACCGCCAGCGATCTGACCCACAACGATCTTGCTGTCCGGCACGATGAACGAGCCGGAGTAGCTCTTGCCCTTGTTGGCGGTGTTGTAGGCCGCACGCCCAACGGCGAGGGTCTGCACGCCCAGAGCCGCCGCGATCTCGGCTTCGGAGAGCAAGCGAGCCCCGGTGTTCGAGATCACTCCGAAGAACTGATTCTGGAGGAGGGTCGAACGACGGATCAACTCGAACACATTGGCCGACATCGCGATGCAATTCGGCTCGTAACCGAGCTTATTGAGGGCGAGTTTGGCGGCCGCCACATCACGGGCAACATCAACGGTGGCGATGTTCGTATTCGTGTAGGCAACGGCGCGAGTCTGGTCAGCCGTGGTGAAGGGGGTCGAGCCAGCCCAGAGAAGGTCGGAAACCCGCTTCTCATGGCCGAGCTTGATCTGACGAAGGAGGAAGCGAGCGGTCTCGCTTTCCACCGCGAAAAAGCGATTCAAGTCCTCAACGCTACCGTCATCAAGCAATTCCTCTAGGCCGAACTCCTCGGTGGAGTAGCTCGCGCTAGTGAAGGAACGGATGCCCCTCTGGTATTCGCTACCAGCGGAACGGATCGCCGAGTTGTTGGAGAGGAGGTCAGCCGCCGCCAACTGAACCTTGAGATAGGTTCCGGCTTTGGCCGAAACATTCTGCAAGGGGAGAAGGGTTGCGCCGATCAAACCCACATCAGCTTGGGGGGCTTCGATCAGGGCTTGGTTGATGTCTGCACGGATAGTCGTGCCGCCTGCGATATAGCTCATTTTCTATTTATCCTTGGTTAGTTGTTAATCTTTAGTCAACCTTCAGCGGAACGGCGATCTCGATCACCGCACCAGTCTCGGTGGCCGCTTCGAGAGCGATGCCAGCGGAAATGGTGTTGGAAGCCGCCGTGGTCACGAGGCCAGAAGCATCGAAGGAGAGCGAGTCTCCAACGGCCGCCACGCCCGAAACCGTTGCAAAGTAGGTCGGGTGGAACAGCTTGACCGTGCCGGAGTCACCAGCGGCCACATCTTCCTGTGTAAAGCCGATGCAAAGAGTAGCACCAGTCACAGAGGCTTGAGCCGCACCAGCAGTCGAGGTAGGCTGAACGCCACGATAAGCACTAATCGCCGAAGCGAAAGTGAAGGTTTTGAAAAATCCGTCAACTTGAGTTCCCATTGTATTTGTATCCTTTGTTAGATGTTCTTAATACCACGGGCAAGAGCCTCGCGATATTCGTTGGGGTTGGAGAGCATGACCGCCTTCATGGCGTTCAGCTTGGAAGTCTTGTATTCGGGGTGAGCCGACACAAGGGCTTCAAAGTTCTTCGGCTCCTCTTTCTTTGCGGGAGCCTCCTCGATCACCGGGGAAGCGGGGACAGGCTTGATGCCGAACTCGGTGAGAACCTTTTTCACAACCTCGGACATCTCCTCGGTCTTGGGCTCTTCCTTTTTCGCCATTTCCTCTTTCGGCTCAACCTCGACTTCAATCTTGGGAACCGAATCCTCTTTTTTCTCTTCTTTGGGAGACATGGCCTCTTCCAGTTTGGCGAGGCGCACCTTGATATCTTCCACTTCCTTACCGTAATCTTTGTTTTCCATTGTGTTTTCTCCTTTTGTCAAACCTTCGCCCTCAACTTCGGCTTCGGGCAGATCGGTGGGAATCGGCTTGCCGCCAACCATATATCCCATTTTGATTGTTTCTCCAGAGCATTTGGTCTGGGTCTCGGCAAATTTCTGCATGAACTTAACCATCTCTTCAAAAAGTCCGTTCGTTGCCGCAGGGCTACTTACTAGGTCGGCGGAAGCGATGGATTGGGGTCGGATATAGTCCTTGCCGTTGATGGTCTCGGACTCGTTCACGAAAGCCAAGGAAACGCCGAACTGGTCTGGAGCTTCTGCGGCCATCTCTTTAATAAGGCCGTAGTGCGGGGAGTTGCGGAGAAGGCGAAGGTCGGCAACCAGCTTATTGCCCTCGATGCGGGGGTTGCGGGCAAACGCCACTACTGCGTCTAGCCCAGAGCCGTGGTTCATCTTTACCTTAACGCCATTCTTTGCAGACTTCATAATTTCGAGGGCGGCTTCTAGGCTTTTTCTATCTACAAACAGATCATGTCCTTTGGCCTCCCCCACTTCCAAAATGCTGACTCCACCTAGTTCCAATTCCTCCATCTCTTCGTCCCTATATGTATTATAGGCAACTGCCGCCCTTTGTTTTTCATCGGGAAAATCGCTGATGGCTTGTTCGTTAGCCATAAACCTTCCAACAAAATCTTGTTCCGATTCGTCTCCTCTGGGGGTAGGTAGTGGCATAGAATATTTTTTTATGTCAAAGAAGGTCGCCGTCTGCCTTGCGATAGGATTCTTTGACCTCTCCACCGCCAGCCATCTTTAGAAACTTGTTCACCCTAGCCATCGCCCAAGCGTTGCGTGAGTTGGGCTTACCCCCGGTAATCGTTGGCCTAAAGCTAGTGGAGAACGCACCCGCCCCCCTGCGAAACACTTTCTTTAATGCTCCAAGGGTGGGGGCTTTCCTTGTGGGGTGCTTGTCCTTGAACTCGGCAATCTTGTTCTTCAATGCTTCCTCGTTCTCGGCTGAAATCTCTATGTCGCCAGCTTTGCTTCTGGTGGATGCTGTTCCTTCTGGGTTCTCCTTGGAGCCTTTGATTCGCTCCTTGGGAGGTGCGGGAGTTTGTGCCGCAGACTTGGGGCCGGGTCGGGCTAGTTCCTTTGCCTTCTCATCAGTCATTGGGCCACCCACAATCCAAGCGTCACAAGTTCTTTTGGCCGCACATTTAAAATCAAAAATCTCGCAGTAACCTAGATTGCCACCAATAGCGACTTCATTTGCATCCTCGCCGATGCCCTTCTTAATACACCCAAGAACTTTGCTCCTCTGGTCAAAGGCCGCACAATTACCGCAAAGCATTTTCTTGGCTGTGCCTACATCGCCTTGGAACTCGTCTGCCTTGGCTTTCCAGTAATCTTCGTTTGGCTCGTTAGGATTGGCTGGGCCGTAGTTCGCATCGTCCACCGCTGTCTGCCTATTGGCTAGATTGGTTTTGATGTCTTGAGTTGCGATTGGGCAAGAGGCTGGTTCTGCTAGTTCTTTCTTGTCCCTTGCTTCCATCTGCCCAACCACTTTCCTTGCCCAAGCATAACCAGCATCACCACCCCATCCGTGCCACGCTTGCCATCCCTTGCCCTGTTCGTCCCAAGTTGCACCTTTCTTATCGACTTCATGGCGATCAAAGAAGGCTTTCATTCTGCGGACGGTATCTGGGGAGAGGTTCACACCATTCATTAAATCCCTTGCTCTGGAGATGCCGACCGGGGTCATTCCCCTTTGGCTTGCTGGCTTGCCTTCCCTCACATCCAAAGCTCTTTTAGCCGCATCCCTAGCTCCTTGTGGGGGCGTGAAGTCTATCCCATCGTATTTCCCTAGCTCGATACCGCCCATCATCCCTTGAATCAGCATCTTAATAGATGCGGGGTCTAGCTTTGCTAATACCTCTTCAGTATCTTTTTTTTTAACTTCTAAATTTTCCGAAGAAGGCTCAATCGGTTCATCTGGTTCTGGAGCATTGTCTGGTTCCTCGCCATCGTCTTGTTCGTCCTCATCGGGTTTCGGTGCTGGTTGTGGCTTTGGTGCTGGGGCGGCTGGAACTGGTTTTTCTGGCGGGACAACATCGCTGATTGTCTCTGGGGGAACGCCATATTCTTTAGCCAAGTCTTGAATTGCCTTGGCCTCGATTGCCCTTTGACGCATCGAAGCCTCCCAATCGGCTCCACGCTCTGCGTAGATGTCGGAGCCTGTGCGAAGCCCGCTCTTAAATTCTGCGATGGCACTTGCAGATTCCCGCCCAAGATCAATCGAGACATTCGCCCCGAAATTGAAGATGCCTCTAGTAGTTTTCCCGCCCTCGCTCGTTTGGATCATTCCCCTAGCAACTGCGTCTGCAATTACAATGTTCTTGATGGGGCGAAGCACCTTGTCATTCAAAAGATTCTGGTAGCGTTTGAAGGTGCGCCCTGCCTGTTGCATTTCTAGGCGAGCAGTTGGGCCGGACATGGCAGAAGGATCAACCGCAAAGGAATATGGGATTCCAAGTCCAAGACAGATATTCCGCATTAGAACTTTGTGAAACTCGATAAACGCTCCGCTAGGACGACTTGGGCCGTTGGGGAAAATAATATCCTCGCCCGGTTCTAGGTAGGAAATTTTGCCAGACTCAATCGTTTCTAGCTTGATCTGATTCCCGCTAATGTCCTCTTCGGTTGAAAGCGTGGAAAGGTCGGCGGCATTGTTGTTGTTGCGCTTTACGATCCCGCTCTGGGAGCTTGCAACCTTGGCCGCCATCTTTTCAAAGCTGGTAAGTTCGTGAATGTC